CCGTTTGATTGCACTAAAAAATCCCATCTATCCAATCTCCTCTAAAAAACGCGTTACATAATCATTCATGTTCTCTATCTCAAAATCATGATATAAAGCCAATTTGAAGGCAGCCAATGTTGCATCGACCGGGTCAATACGTTTTGTATTGGCATCCTTATCAATCTTAATCAGTCCATTACTTGTCCGGATCACCGCGTTACTCATGGCATAATTCAAAAGCGGGTTATGCGTATATGCCACATTCCTGGCAAATACCTGCTCCCGGAATCCCTGGGTTGACTCATTTAAGGATTTATGGCTTTGGTATACCTCTTCAACCGTATACCCTTGATCAGACAAATCCATCATGATTTTTGACGCATTCGCCGGGTCAAAACACAGGCACTGAATATCCAGGTTATATTTCTCGCACTCGTCCAAGACATATTGCATGACAAAATTCTGATCCACAATCGGTGTATTCGTCAGCGTCAGATACCCCAAACGCTCCCAGGCATCATATGGCATCTTATCTTTTATGATGTGTTCCCGCAGCTTGTCCATCGTTGGAATAAAAGAATGCGTCCAGAGGATGTAACGAACCACCGGCTTTCCTTGGGCATCTACCGCATCGCACTGGTATGGAACGATAAAGGCCACCGAAGTCAGATCAATCTTAGAGGACATATCGAATCCCACATAAACCGGCCGTCCAGTAACATCAACCGGAAGTTCTTTTACCTCGCAGGCTTTCCACTTGGCCATATCCATGTACCCGTTATCTTTCGCCTGCACCCACATATCCAGCATTTTCGTCATAAACGCAATCAGCTTTTCCGGAATCTGTCTGGCAACCTCATAATCCTCCCGGATTTTCTGCAATCCCTCTGGAAAGTATGCTCGAATCGGATTGGCTTTCTTCCAGGTATCTTCTGCGCCGATATCATCCCCCGGATCCGCCTCGCAGATATCAACAAAATACTCATCATTAAAGACATCGACATCCGGATCCAGCAGCTTTGCGCAATAGTCATATTCCTGTGTAAAACATGGATATGTCAGGTCTTTTCCGGCTGTCGTAATGATGGACATCAGCGGCTCCTTCGTATTGGAGCCAAGCGCCAAATCATAAAAATCTGTGGTCGGGTGCTGATGGTACTCATCGATAATCAAAAAAGCTGGGTTTGTACCATCTCCGGATCTTCCATCCTCTTTTGAGAGCGCCTTTATAAAAGACCCTGTTTTGATATGCTCAATACAATCCCGCTTGAAATTAAACTTCGATCGAATCAGGGAGCCACGCGTCATCAAATCGCACTCATTAAATACAATCTTTGACTGCTCCCGCTTGACTCCAGCGGTGTAAATCTCATTTACCTCGTTATTCTGCGTGGATGTGATTGCAAGCTCAAACAGTGCCTCGCCCGCTTCCATCTGGGACTTCGCATTCTTACGCCCAACTTCCGTAAACGCCTTTCGGAACCGTCTTCTGCCGGTTTCCTGGTGAATCCAGCCATATATCTGACATTCCCGGAATTTCTGCCATGCAGTCAGCTCTATCGGCGTTCCGGCCAGTGCACCCTTGGAATGTTTCAAAAGCGAAAACCATTTCACAATGCGATCCGCTCTCTGCTCATCCCAAATATATGGAAAATCTGGCGTTCCTACACGTTCGAGATCTCGAAGAAATCGTTTGCAAGCCCACACGTGTTTCTTCCCGGATGGAATCGCACCGGAAATGCATTCCTCGCAGTACCGAATAATCTCCTCTTTATTGGTCATCAGAAGTCACCAAAGACCTTTTTCAGATCCTCTTCCTCCTGCGTTGCTTTTGCGTGTGCTGCTTTCAGCTGACCGTCCAATGTCATTCCTAAACGCCTGGATGACTCCGCCATATCTCTTCGCGCTTCATCCATCATTTTTACCAATGGATTCGGCTTCGGACCGCTGCGTGTCCAGATTATATACTCAAAATCTTTTTTCCGCACTTCTTTTACCAGATCCATATAGCGGCCATAGCTATTCGCGTAATTCAGCAGATCCGATTTGTTCAGATTTCCAACCATTCCCACTTCCTCGCGCAGACGCTTCAAGGCTCTCTCGTATTCCTTCCGGGCAGTCGTATTCACAAACTGCGATGCAGTTACATCATCCAGATCCGCGCCATCCGACTGTATCAGCGACTCTTCGTATTCTCTACGCGCCTTTTCCGCCTTTGTTCTGTGCTTTGAGCTAAGCTGCAGCACTTTTCTGTTATTGGCCATATCTATCATCCCCTCCTTTTGACCCCCAAAAGGGAAATTTGCGAAATGAAAGGAGGAGCGGCGGTCTACGGCTGGAATACCGCTACTTTTCCGCGCCCCCCTGGGTAGCCCAATCAGGAAGCTTCAAAAGCGATCGAAGCTCCTCTTGTGCTTTCCTCTTCTCCTCATCCGATGCCCTGTAGCGTCCATGCACCTCATCGTGCGATGCTCTGGACAAAGGAATGAGATTATCCAAACGCCAAAAGTGATCCGGATCTTCTTCCGCCGGCACAATGTGATGGACTGTAAAAGCATATTCGATTCTTCCATGTTTCTGTGCGTATGGATCAATGCCAGAATAGAATCCAATAACTGTATCTCTTATCTTCTGCCATCTGGCAGAGTGATACAGCCTCCTCGTTTTTTCTGGCGGTGCATACTCCCGTTTATACCCACACCCACATTTTTCTCCTGCCGGCACTCTTTTTTTACAGTGCGGGCATCTTTTATATATCATCACATCACCTCCCGGCATAAGAAAAGAGCACCCGCTTCCGGATGCCCTCATGTCTTAACTATTCTTTTTCTGTTCTTCGATGAATTCGTTCATCATCTTTGTAATCTGTGCCGCCTGGCTGACTCCTGCTGCCCGGCAGGCTTCTTCAAACTGTTCCACGATATCACGTTTCAACTTAAAACTTTTTGCCATATAGCCGGCTTTCTTCTGGTACTTCTCAGACGCGATCGTCTGGGCACTTGGATTACCTTTTGGCATTTCTATCCCTCCATTTTTCATAAATCTTTCTTACGAGGTAGCCTACCAAAAGAGCGATCACAATAATAACCAAATTCTTCATCTTTACTGACACGAAAGAATATGTTATATTTACAGGAGAGAGGGCTTTCGCCCCCTCGCTGTACTCAAGAAAACCACTTATCAATAATCTTGAGTATCAATCCAGAAATGACGGACGCTAGGACTTGCACCGCAACTGCATTCCAGTCCGTCTTTTTCTTTCTCCTGCTCTTCCCTTTCATGTCTCTCACCTCCTTACATTATATATTATATCATAGGGTCTACCATATGTCAATATATTTATGCAAAGAAATATTATGTTTTTGCAATATAATAGCACCCATCTAACGACAGGTGCCATTCTCGAAAGGGTATTTTATTACCATAATCCAGCTGCTCTAACCGACTGAGCTATGCCCCAGGGGGTTCCCCGCCGGGGTCACTGTCCAGCGAGGATTAAAGTATATACGGAGGAGTATTCAACGCTCTTGCAAGCGTGTCCGTTGAAGCTGTCAGCTATAAGCCTTTAGCTTCATGATACACTATAACACTTTGAAAACGAACATTGCGAACAAAACGAACAAACTTTTAACCAACATTCATAAATCTTACATATTCTACTCTTACACTATCTCCAGTCGCCCCGCGCCCCATGCGTATAGCTACCTGCTCCCATGTCATTCCCTCGAAAATCCGGTACCGGATAATACGCTGCATCCGCACCGGAATCGTATTGATCCACACTTCCACATCCTGTTTTATCCGCGCCGCATTCCGCAGGCGCTCTTTTAACACTTCTTCCAGACGATCCTCTGCACCTGGCTCTTGCATTGATGCATACGCAAGTCCCTCAATCCGATACGTCTGCATCGTATATGGAAAATCATGTGATGAGCCTTTGACAGCATCCTGCTCTTGCCGCTTTTTTGCTCTCCTAATCTTTTCCAGCTCTGCTTCTGTCTCCTTGACCTGGGCGCAGGCATCTATGTACTGCTCCAATATCCGTTTGTCCAACGGTACCACCTCCCTTATTTTTTCTGCAATAGTGGAGAATCTTTAGTCTTGCCTTGTCCCACTCTTCCATGATGGGATCCGGAAGTATCCGGTAACGTCCGGCAATCAGCCGTTCCTCATCGTCCGCCAGCTTGACCGCCGAAATGGAACGTCCTATCATTCTGCCTATTTCTGCATAGGAATAAACTCCCGTCACCTGCTGCCCCATTTGCTCATCATAAAGGCCATGCAATAAATTCATCCTTTTTCCCTGTTCATACGGCTGCTTCATTTTTCATTCATCCTCTCCTGCTGCCAAGGAACGTCTGCATCTATTTTCTTTTCCACTCCGGATATACCGCTTCCTTAGTGGCATCCACTCCCTCCGCCTCAAAAATACCTCTCTGTTCCACGTCACTTCCATATGCCTCCGGCAGATGCATCCATGCTTTTACCTCTGGCTCTTCCCATTCCGGATATCCATCTACAATCCATCCAACAACTGGATCATATACAGCCAATTCCAAAGCATCTTGAAAAATCATTCCACCAAAATGCCCTGACACCGTAACGAGCACCGAATCTCCGCTTTCCGGCAACTCCATTTCTGGCAGAATCCAATGATATTTAGCTCGTTCTGCTGCCAGCTCTTTAAGAATCGTAACAAGCTGTGAACGTTCAAACTCATTCAATTTTTTAATTTGCTCTGGAGAAAGCCCCGTTTCTTCGTAGGCATATAATCTCTTTTGCAATTCATACATTTCATTAATCATAACCTTCCAGTTTCCTGATTTAACGTTCTCAATATTAAACGCTTTTACCCGGATATTCCCATTCTCATCCAATTCGGTTAATCTTTTCATCATCTTACTCCCCTAATTATTTCTTATCGCTTAAATACATTTCAATTTGTCCCTCTGGAACAAAATTCATCCAGAGGCATTCTGTCCGGAGCTTGTTCGCCCTGCAGTATTCCATTTGCATTTCCAGATGCCAGCCCCGAAGCATGTCTCGATATATCTCATTGTCATAGCCACTTATCAACACCGGTCCCGTATGCCGCAGAAGCACCTGCAGCAATCGCTCATGATCTTTGTCGCTCATCTCATGTTTATACTGCTTCCCTGTCCTGCTGCCGAGGACATACGGCGGATCGCAGTAAATCAGCACATTCGCATGGTTGTACTGTTCGATCAGCGTGACCGCATCCATGCACTCTATCTGCACTCCCCGCAACCGCTCCGCCGCCTGCATGACGGCATCCGGCAGGCGGCACCAATCCCGCGCCGTATACGCCTTTTCTCGCCCGTACACATCCCTTTTCCAACCTGGCGCCGATCCCACCATCCTAAAACCATAACCTTGATTTGCCC